TACGAATATTCTTCCTTGCATACAAGAGCGCACCTCGTCAAAGCCAACGATGAAGACAAACTTCGTGCCGTTTTTGGAGTACCAAAACTACTTCTTATGGCAGAAAATATGTTCATCTGGCAGCTACAGAAGGAATATCTCAATCACGGAAACTCTCCGATGCTTTGGGGTTTTGAAACCTTCAAAGGTGGCTGGAACAAACTATGGGCCAAAATTCAATCTAAGAACCCCTCCACTGTCGTATCATTCGACTGGTCTGGATTCGATCGATTCGCTCTACACGAGATAATCGACGACGTTCATGACATATGGCGTTCCTGGTTTGACTTCGATCTTGGGTATGAACCTACCTCCACGACCGACCCCAATCCTCCCGCTCGACTTGCCTACCAACAGACTACCACCTCAGAAGAGAGAATTCAAAATCTCTGGGACTGGATGACCTATTCTATTAAGCACACCCCAATTCGTGCTGAATCAGGCCTCCTATATCAATGGAAGTATAACGGAATCGCATCCGGCTTTCAACAAACCCAGCTTTTGGACTCAATGTCTAACCATATTATGGCTATGACAATCCTCTCTGCCTGTGGAATTGACATCGAAGCGCCCGGCTTTCTTATGAAAGTTCAAGGCGACGATGGAATTGCCGCATTCGGTGAATTCGCCTACCCAGACGAAACGACCTTTCTAGACAGACTTGCTCTTGAAGCAAAATCTAGATTCAATGCAACTCTCTCTCCCGAGAAGACAACAATTGGCACTTCCGCAAATGATGTTGAAGTCTTATCCTACAAGAATACTAACGGTATTGCTTACAGATCCGAATCTGAACTTCTGGCACATTTATTGTATCCAGAAAGAGACAGAGGACCGGCTGAACTCGCCGCCTCCGCAATCGGAATCGCATTTGCAGCAATGGGATGCTCTCGCACAGTTTACAACGTATGTGAAGACGTCCATCACTTTTTGACTACTCAGTTGAATGTGACACCTAACTTCCGCGAATGGAAATGGCTCGAACGTACTGGAATCAGTATGCCCTTCGACACCATCTCTATGACCGGTAGTTTCCCATCCTTCGAAGAGACCTTCGCCCAGAATTTTATTTCTGACGGTCGCTCCGATAAGATGAAACAACTTCTATGGCCTACCAACCCCACTGGTGACTATGGATTTCACTTTCTCCTGGACTAGCCGA